TTGTATTCGTCTTTGTCTTTATGTCCTTTATCCTTATGCCCCTTATCATAATCATCATAATAGTAATCATAGGTGTACCTGTATACATCTTTATCCTTTTTGTCATGACGATTTCCCGAATTATCATAACCTTCAATCACATAATCTGCTGGTGCCATTTAAATATAAATATAAAAAAATATCCTAAATATATGTTTAATTTACCGTTGGAAATAATATACAACATATTATCCTATAATAGACATTTTGTAATAAAAAATGGAAAATTAATAACTATAAACCGACTAAATATGTCTAAATATAAATTAAATATATCGCCAAGAGTTTATGTGAAAATATTTCCTCTAGAAAATTGTATCTATGGGTATTATATTAATTTTAGTAATAAACGACTAAGGCTATATTATAGAGAAATGGAAGATATTGAGGTCATATTTGAAGCAATGACCAAAGAAAATGATCAATATTTTATAGAATGGCATTCTTATTATATTGAGTAACATAATGAGAATAGTTAATTGATTTTACGAGATTGGATCTTAGCAGATACAATGTAAATAGAATTTTCAGTAATTAAAATAAACTCCTCACCAACTTTGTAAACTTTGGAAATAGGGCTCGTGTATTCCTCTTCACTTCTAAGTAGAATCTTTTCCTCATTTGGTTTTACACCGATCATGACAGAACCACCTGTTGCATGCGAGTCAAGCCAGTAATCCAATAATATTGGCTTGTCATTGGTGCACGCAAGTTTACATGCATGTTGCATTACTTTTTGACTAGGAAGGACCATTTCTTTAGAATCCATTATAATTAATAGGTATATGTTTCTTTAAATACATTTTACGCAAAATTATTTAAGGACGAGCATAACCGATGACAGCACATGCAATTCGCTTACCAGCATGCCCTGTTGTCAAGCTGTCTTTTTGACCACCCCTCCCCAGATCATCTTCGTCTTCGTGAATAATCAAACCACGACCGATGATATTACATTTGGTACCGCGTAGTTTAATCATTGTATCTCTCTGGGTATACTTGGCACGCCCATTCTTATCAGATATCAAATTGCCTAAATCGCCAACATGCCTGTCTTTATCCCCAGGTCCACCGTGATTCTTATTATAAGGATTAAAATGAGCACACATGCTTTCACATTTATCGCTCATATCACCGCATTCATGTACGTGAAATCCGTGTTTAGAATTAGGCTTTAAACCCTTGATATCTACACTCATGATAACTTCATGTTCATATTCGGTAAAACGTACAATACCCTTTATTTTTGTGTCAAAAACAGCAATCGCTGAAATAAAGCTGTAAGACATACATATATAAAATACAAATTCTTTATATACTATAATGGCAGTTTATTTACCAATGGGACACGGTCTAGAGAATCCGCTTCCAAGTAGAAAAAAAATGCCACTTGGTTGTTCACTGACAGTCATAGAAACATGTGGTGCCGGACATTATTGGCCGATAGATGGAACAGAACTAACGGAGCGCGCTGAGATGATTAAATTTTTAAAAAAGAATCCTGATAAAAAAGACGTATTTATACGACCTCGTGCAAATATAAGACATTTAAATAAAATATTTGGATCAGTTGCAGTATATGAAGAGAATGAGGGTTATCCGAATATACACTATGATCTAATGTTAAGCTGGCCATTTCGCAATTTTAAAAAAACAAACGATGTAAGGTATTCCGGTTTAATTACATTGGATACATTTATAGACCAAGATTTTACTAGTAGAAATATAGTGGAACGTCTTTTAACTGAAAAAGGTGAACCTGTCATACCAGGAGAAACTCATCCATATTTACTAAATGAATACGATAAAAATGACATATGGCTACATAATTGTGGCGAAATATTTAAACACAGTTTGTATCCACATCCGGCAGAGATTGCAAGATTTAGTGGAGGATTGGAAGAGAGAAGAGCATTAATTATGGAATATAGACGTCAGTACGGAACATTAGAAGAGAATGAAGAATTATATCAGGGATTACTCAAAAAAGGAATAGAGGCAGTAGATGATAAAACAAAAACCTTTTTTAGAAAGAAGATGTTGGTTAGTTTAGAAACACTGATGGAACAATTTCCAGGCCATTATATACATTTGTCATGTAGGTCAACACCAAGTTCATTTGCAAATTACACGGATGTAAAACAGGCCGGCGAAGAAATTACATTGAAAAGAGTATTGTATATGACACCAAAACAGATACGACATGATATGAAACATATTCAGAACTCGCGACGTAATAGAGAACTCTCTAAGTTTAGCGCACGTTCAACCAAATCAATAAATAATATGTTGATGACTGGTTTTAGAAGATCATTGATGCATAACGAGTTTCGTTCAAAAACTCCACGATTGCGTGCAATAAGAGAAAGTGATAATTCTGAAAATGAAAAAGAAGATTCTTTTTACAGAATGCGTACTCTGCGAAATAAACCCAAAAAAAAGACATATTCCAGAAGTAGAAAATATAAATTAAAATTTAAAAGCCGTGCGTGAAAATTCAATACAATATTTAGGAGATCCTTGGCTCTGAAACAAAATGTAAATAAAAAGATAATTTCTTTATATAATATAATGGCGACAAGATACCGAAAAGGAAAACGAACCGGGCGAAAACTAAGTGGACGCAAGCGAAGTGTAAACAAACGAAGTGGACTACGAAGAACTTTAAGAAGACGTGGAGGCAAAGGTTTATTAGACAGCACCAATCCGATAGGTACAGGTGAAAGAGCAATGGAAATTGTGAATAAACTTTCAGGACGTTAACCAAAATACAAAGTCTTCTTGATCTTCTTCTTGTTTTTGATTTGTTTGACTTCGTTATTTTCTTCGTAAATATTCATAAATTCTTCCTGAAATATATTTTTGATAAAATCGTAAATCATATACAACTCATCGTCGTTTTCACATTTACCGACAATGAGTACACTTCCAGTGCGAAATATCATATAACTAATGTCGCCATGAGACAGCTTGTACTTGCACTGTATCCCAGGATAGCTACACGGATCATAACTGCATTTTACATGATATTTCTTTTTTAGTATTTTGAATAGTTCTTCGCGATTAATATAATAGTTGCAACTAAAATTGGAATTGATCAATATATTTTCTCTCTTCTCCAGAATTTCACACACTTCAAAATTGTAATGAGGTTGCAGAATCCGCTTGATCTTATCCACCGCAATATTTACCATTTCATCATTTTGAATGCCAGGTATTTCAATCTTACCCGTATTAAACATTTTAATATGTATCTCTTTGAATTTATTTTGTATCAACACTCGGTATATTAATACAAAACAATTATAAAACGCACTTTTGCTCTTCTTTTTCTGCTTCAATAAATCATTCTTGCAAAACCCAATGTCTATCTTTTTAATATCTTTAAATTTGATTCTACCATTTGGGTTATCAATCTTACTGATGGTATGTATATCGCCTGGTTTAATGTATGGATCTTTCGCGACATAGGAATCAAACAGTGCAACTTCTTCCTTTGTCGTAAAATTAAGTTTGATTTGCTTTTTAATAACGCCTTCTCCGTGTTCGTCGTAAGATATCATAGGAAAGTCCCAAAACCGAAGAAACAAGTCAATCTCTACATTGAAGTAGATGATCTTTGTTTTAGTAGATATAGATATAGGATCGCACTCGGGTACATCCATTTGCTTGCGAGAGACGGACTGGGTGGACATGAAATTACTTTTTACATATCGGTCCCATTCACTGTTGAGGTCCATTGGTTTACTTATATTTGTTTAAATTGTTTTTAAATCAATTATTTTTTAAATATTCTTTGTCTTATAAAAATTGATTACAACGTAAATGATACTATAATCAATAACAATGGATCTATTTACAAATCCAGATTTGTTTAATGTCATTGAAGAATATACACATCTACAAAGTTTATGTGATACATGTACAACTCTATTAACTTTCAAACAATACTTTGAATACGATTTAAATAAATCATATTCATTGATGTATTATAATGATATTTCATTCAGAAATAGAGTTTTAAAAAAAATATTTAATCCAAATAAACAACTGACAATAGATTTATATAAACGTGATGAAATCACGGATGTAAGTTTTTTGGGAAATGTATGTATGTTAGATTTGGCTGGATGTAAAAATATCACAGATGTAAGTGCTTTGGGAAATCTTCATTCATTATCTTTACAAAATTGTGAAAAAATTACAGATGTAAGTGCTTTGGGAAATCTTCATACATTATCTTTACGAAATTGTGAAAAAATTACAGACGTAAGTGCTTTGGGAAATGTACATGAATTAGAATTATATGGTTGTGACAGTATTACAGATGTCAGTGCATTAGGAAATGTACATACTTTACATTTATCCTGGTGTATAAATATTACAGATGTCAGTGCTTTGGGTAATGTTCATAGTTTATATTTACACAATTGTAAAAAAATTACAGATGTAAGTGCATTAGGAAAGGTACATACTTTAAATTTGAGTTATTGTGAGAACATTACAGATGTAAATGCATTGGGAAATGTTCATAATTTATATTTACACTGTTGTGAAAACATTACAGATGTAAGTGCATTAGGAAAGGTACATACTTTAAATTTGAGTTATTGTGAGAACATTACAGATGTAAGTGCATTGGGTAATGTACATACATTAGATTTACACAATTGTGAGAACATTGCAGATGTAAGTGCATTGAGGAATGTTCACACATTAAATTTAGGTGAATGTAATATTGAGGATGTCAGTGCATTGGGAAACGTACATACATTAGATTTACACTATTGTCTTTACATTACAGATGTAAGTATGTTGGGAAATGTTCATACTTTAAATTTAAGTGATACTGATATTAGAGATGTAAGTGCATTGGGAAATGTTCATACTTTAAATTTGAGTTACTGTGATTACTTTACAGATGTCAGTGCATTGGGAAACGTACATACTTTAAATTTGAGTTACTGTAAATATATTACAGATGTAAGTGCATTGGGAAATGTACATACTTTAAATTTGAGTTTCTGTAAAAACATTACAGATGTAAGTGCGTTGGGAAATGTCCATACTTTAAATTTGAGTTACTCTAAAAAAATTACAGATGTAAGTATGTTGGGAAACGTACATACTTTAAATTTGAGTTACTGTAAAAATATTACAGATGTAAGTATGTTGGGAAACGTACATACATTAAAATTAACTGGGTGTAATAAAATTACAGATGTTAGTGCATTAGGAAATGTACATACTTTAATATTAAATAGGTGTAAAAAAATTACAGATATTAGTGCGTTGGAAAATGTTCATACATTAGATTTGACTGATTGCGACAATATTGTGCATGACAGTGTATTGGGAAAACGTAAATACAATAGTATTACCAATAATTAATTCTGTTTTAAATATTCTTTCATAAATATTTTGTCAAAATACTCAAAATCAGACTTGACTAAGATAAGGTCCTTCATCATAAGAATTAGATCAGTATTGATATTGTAGTTGATCATATGCAGGAATAATTTAACAAGATAATCCTTCAAGCACACCTTTTTGATATACTGTTTTACAGTATAATTATATTTTACGCAATTCAGTTTAATTATTTTTTTGCAAATGAGTGGATAAGGATAAGACTGATATGCCTGTAAAGAGTTTACAATAGATCGCAAATCGGGAGAATAATTAAAAATAATGTCGTCCACGACGCTCTTTTTCAGTTTGAGATTTTCAGATTTAATTATATTTTTGATATAGCTGTTGTCATTACTCGTGTTGTAAAAAGGAATCAACAGAAAATAATCACGCAAAGATGGGATCAGTTTGCTAATATAGTTGCAAATTAGACAGAACCGAACATTCGTATTCGTGAGGAGCGTGATCAATGAGGTCTGAGCCTGTTTTGTCATGGAATCCACTTCGTCCAATATAATAAACTTCATTTGGTTTTGGAATAACCCTTTTGTATGAATAAAAGCATATAATTGTGTTCGTATAACTTCAATGCCTCTCTCATCAGATGCATTCAAGTGAATAATGTGATTGGAATAGGGATAATGCTTTAATAAACACATAATAGTTGTAGTTTTACCAGTTCCAGGTGGCCCGTAAAGAATCATATTGGGATAGTAGTTAAATTTGATCATGTTGTTAAATATGGTACTGGTTTCACTGTCAAGAATAATATTTTTCAGGTCTTGGGGTCTATATTTTTCAATCCATGGCAACATAATTGATATATAAAAAAGTATTTAAATTAAATTCATTTTACTAATAAAATGAGTGAAAAACAACAAAAAAAAAGAGGACGAAAACCAAAAGGTGGAAAGATCGTAAAAAATGAAGATAAGGACATGAATGAGCAAATTGAGCAAAAAAATGTTATTCTTCATTTAAAATGCAAGGTCTCGGATATTGTAAATATTTTTCATGATATTAATATTTACAATCCGGACGTATGTACGGTAGAGCCTTTTGCTGAAGAAAATAATTACGAGACAGTAAAGGAAGTAGAACAAATAGAAGATAAAAAGGACATCAAGGCCGATAAACAGAAGAAAACCATATACGCCAAATTAGAGGAGCTAGAGAAGAGTCTGAACACGAATGACATGAATAAGAAATCGGCATGTTTTTGGTGCACGTGCGAGTTTGATTCGCCATCTATTCACATACCAACCATTTTGTACAAGGAAAAGTATAATGTTTATGGATGTTTTTGTAGCCCCGAATGTGCAGCAAGTCATTTGTTCAATGAACATTTAGATAACAATACTAAATTTGAGAGATATCAGTTATTGAATTATTTGTATGGTAAGATATATAATTACGAAAAGAATATTAAATTGGCACCTAACCCGTATTACACGTTGGACAAGTATTATGGAAATTTGAATATACAAGAATATCGGCAATTGTTAACCTATGAGAGATTGATTCTCATTATAGATAAACCCTTGACGAAGATATACCCAGAGTTGCATGAAGACAATAACGAATTTGAGACCATGTATGATCGCAAAGTCGTTTTAAAACGAACAAATAAGGTAGAGAAAAATAAAATTATCAAGGATGTATTTAACTCAGTTTAAACGGAGTTATAATGAAGTAAACATGTAGAATGGTTTAACTACGTCTGGCACTCTTTTTGTGGCCAGACTTGCGGCGTCTGGACTTGTGGCCTCTGCGATGACCGCCTCCTACAACAAGACCTGCATTTTTTGCAACATCGGAGCCCCCGCGTCTGCGAGAACCGCGACGTTTGGTCCCCCTTTTACGTTTACCACCACCATGGCTAACTGGCGCATATTTTTCTCCTTCATCCATTGGTTCGGTCATATACTATACCTCAATATTTTTTTTCTCAGTGAATTGGATTTTTTTGAGAAAATCAGCAGATTTTACAATATACGGCTTCCATTTCTTAAATTCGGCAATAAATAAACAACCAACAAAAATATCGCGCTCGTTTTCTTCATCTTCGTCGTCGCTAAACTCAATGGACTTGTAATTGGCACGTCGCTTGTAAAAAAGTGTTTTCAAAAAATGACTTGTCTTAAAATCATTCACCAGGGCATTTGAATAATACGCATATGTTCCATCATCATTCATAGCATATAATTGATAAATGTCTTCACCTTCACATTTTTTTATCTGAAAACCACATATAATATTGTGAAGAACAAGCATACGTTTTTTCTGAACGATACCGTAAACAGTATAGGGTAGGTTAGAACATTCTAAAATCAACGAACTTTTCGCCATGTACGGCAACTTGAAGGAAATACTTCCTAAATAATCGCTTTCCTGGGTCATGGAGACGATGTTTTTTATCATATCCATGGTATCGGGTACTTTTTCATTCTTAAACATACACACGTGTTCGCATACAAAACAATTTGAAATCAATGTTCCGTAAAGTAAAGTACCCATGCTTAATTCTTCCCTAAAAGAAACATACCGATGTTCTCTATTCCCAGTCTTGTCAATCAAATAACACGCTGGTTTATCATTAGTATAAGTAAATAATGCAAAATATTTAGGCCCCTTGGGTATAAACAAAGACATTTGTTTTGTCAATGTGTTTGTTTTATCATAAAGGGGGATGATTGGTAATTCCATTATCTATATATTGGTTTAAATTTTTAAGTTCATTTATACTAATCTCTATATCACTTACATTGACTTCACTGATTTCATTGACTTCACTTGTCATATCCTTTTTCATAAAAAAGAACGGATTAAAATCCAAGTAATATAATATTATAATAATAACGAAGAAAAGTAAAAAAAAATATGGATAAGGAATCATCTAAAATAAATTTTGTTTTTATTCACTAGATAAAAACGAAATGATAATATCTAAATTAAATTCATTCAGTTGATCTAATTCAAAGTAATAACTAGCTTGATCAAAATAACTACACCTTACATAGTAGATGTCATATCCAATATTTTTCTTTTCATATTTTTCTTCACAATACAAATGGTCATAGGGTATGTGCAAAATAGTATCTCCAAACCGCTCTATGCTAGTGTCAATATGAAATGTGTAATTTTTATATTCCTTACATTCATGATGATCGTCTGTTATAATTTGAGTTAATTTTTTATTTTTATTGCAATAAATACCACTACCACTATATATCACGTGGCGACTATATTTCTCTACAAATTCAATGTCTTTGACTAGATCGTCAATATAAATCTTCATACATTATTTATATAATGGTTTTAAATTGATTTAAAAAGAATAACCAAATGATTAATAATGACAAACGTATTAGTTGTTAATAAAAATGGAACTATAGAAGAGGTCGTGGTAGATTTGGACAAACTATATACCGTGTGTGATTATAAATCAAATAAAGATTTTGAGAAAATACATTGTTATGACGTATATGAGATCTACGGAAAAACGAAAGGTAAACCAGATAATGATAACAAATACGTATTTCCTAATTTAAATAAAGAAATATATGGAAAGATGTGTATTGTTAAAAAAAACGGCAATCTGACATTACAAGAATGGAACGATTTTTTTGTATTAGAAAAAACAGAAAATGAATTAACATATGAAAATTATGAGTCGGAGTGATTTATCTGACGGTTATTTCATCTATCAGATTGAAGATAATTTTTAAGATATTCATGATTATTGCGGGCATTGTTGTATCCAAGTAAATAGAGGTCGTATAATGTGCGCCTAGGTTTTTTTAATCCCATATATGGGATACTCTTTTTGTTATAGTTAGGTCTGAATATTTTTGTATTTATTAATAATGTTTTATTTTTGTCAATATGTTTAATGTAATTTTTATAGTAAATTGCGCCATCTATTACACATTTATTTTTGTAAAAATAAAGAATGTCTTTATAGGTGATATAGGGTACAAATGAACTACCTATACAAGAATTTATACAATCATTTATGGTTAAAAACTCATTGTGTATGTATACGTTGCGAGTAGCTAAGTTCGTCATACCAATATTCAGATTAGATATATTAAAATCGTCATATTTATATTTTACTATAGCCTTTTTAAATATAATTGGCAATTTAGGTAAAGGGCAATATTTATTTATTTGGCTGAATATGTTTTTGATACAATCATTCGTATGTTCTTTATTTAAACATAAAAACAACCCGGCCCAAGATCCTGCAGAAAAACCTAGTATTTTTTTATTTTGAATATCAAAGTTATTTTTTATATAATGACATATGCCTAATTGATAAAAACCATTATATCCACCAGGTGATAGTAAAATATCCGGTTTTAAATCAACTTTTATGTTTTTCATCAAATGATAATAGACATATGTTATTAAAGAAATAAAAATTAGAATGCGGATCATTATATATTCATATATAAAATTGAATATAAAAAATAAACTTAATTCATATTAAAAATGAAATCAGTTTCAGATCCAGAAACGTTTCGCGCAACCATAGTGGACGCGATAAATAAAATCACAAAGTGTGAAAAAAAAGCACGAAATATAGAAAAAAGTATATACAATAAATGCTTAGAAGACGCGACGAAACGAGTTATTATCAAGAGATGGGATAATAAGATGTTTGTACTTACTTACATTGACAAGTTTAAGCATGTATATTTTACTATAAAGAATCCAGAGATCATGGAAAAAATAAATAAGGGGGTTTTTAAAACATCGGAAATCGCCTTTAAGAGCCATGAGGAACTATATCCGGAAAAGTGGTCTGTACTAACAGAAGAAAAGAAATTTCGTTTAGAAAACAAGTATTTTCCAAAAATAGAAGCATCTACGGATAGTTTCATTTGCAGAAAGTGCAAGTCTACCAAATGCACATATACACAAGTACAAACAAGATCAGCTGATGAATCAATGACCATATTTGTAACATGCTTGAACTGTAAATGTAGATGGAAACAATAATATAAAAATAAAGTATATTGATATATAAATGTTTCAGGATTGGGAACCAGTTATTTTGACTAAGCCGTCAAAAGATAAGCCAACACAGGTTCACAATGATGAACCAGTTGTAAGAGAGATGACGCATTCTATCCAAAAGGCGATACAACAAGCCCGTTTAGCGTGTAAAATGAGCCAAAAGGAGCTAGCTACAAAACTCCAAGTACAAATATCTGTTATCAATGATTACGAAAACGGTAAAGCTGTACCCAATAATCTTTTTATTTCAAAAATAGAAAAGGCACTCAACACAAAGTTGCCCCGAGCAAAGAAGAAGGAGATCATCGTTGAATAACCCATTTAAAGAAATACGCCTATATAAATATAATGGAAAACGTCTATAGTGTTTACATGTTACTTTTCAAAAATGGTAAAAAATATGTAGGCATTACAACTAATAAACCAAGCAAAAGAAAAAACGAGCATTTAAGTTGTAGTCGGGCACCAAGCCCTAAATATATTGTTCATAAAGCAATAAAATTACACGGAGATGATTCGTTTGAAATGAACATATTAGAAACTACAAATAACAAGGATCATTTAAAAGAATTAGAGAAAAAATATATTCAATTACACAATACATATTTTTTAAATGAATGTGGGTATAACATGTCACTTGGTGGTGAAGGAAATTTTGGATATAAATTTACAGAAGAAGTTAAAAAAAAAATGTCTCTACTTCGTAAAGAATTAAATAAGAATAATCCAACAATTGTTGAAAAATGGAAGCAATCTATGAAAGGATTCTGGACAAAAGAAAAAAGAGAAAAAATGTCAAACACCAAAAAAGAACAACATAAAAATGATCCAACAATCGTTGAAAGATGGAGAGAGAGTAGAGGAGAATGGACGGAAGACCAAAGAGTACAACAGTCTATTTTAAAAAAAGAACAATTCAAAATGAACCCAGAATTAGCAAAAGGTATATCTGAAAGGAATAGAATAAGAGGAAACACCTTGGAAGGAAAAAAGAGGGGCGAACCTAAACCATTCATAGTGCGCCGTTTAAACGGGGAATATATAGGGACATACGATTACGTACCTTATGCTGTACATGATATTTTAAATGAAAAAAAAATTTTAGATGCTACAGAAGACGGTTTTGGTAAAAGTATTCGGCGTGTTTTATCCGGAGCAAGAAATAAAACGAAAGGATTTACTTTTGTTTATGTAAATTAATATATTCAAGAACTGCCAAGTTTAAATATTCAACAGTACCATTCGGAATGGATGCACAATCTTATTAAAAATTGAATCGTATATAATTAATATCATAAATTCAAAATGAATACTCCATACTATCAACTTATTCCTGGAAAGTTATATTACATATACCAACCATGTACAAAATACTTGAGTCATAGTTTTTATAGAGGAAAATTTGTTGGGAAAATTGAGATTGGTAATTCTGAATTTCTAGTTGCAGTATTTAAACATGTATCAGACCTCAAGCCTTTAGAATATTTGGGCGAAGGAAATTTTGGTAAAAAAGAAATATATTATGAAGTAGACAAAATAAAAGAAAATGCTACAAAGGCTAGACAAAAAATGGAGAAAAGAGCAGTAGATATGATATTAAAAAGTATTTTAAATGAAGATTTTATATGGTACTAAATATTTTTTACACCGCATTATCTTTTTAATTTTAATTGTACAATGGATACAAAGCGATTGTAATCCATATAACTCTCAAAGGAATATATAAACTTATCCTGAGGGTCACTACTATAACGTCGCACATAGTCATAAATAACCCTGCACCATTTACCCTTACTCAGACGATTGTATTTGTATAATATTGCACTATGGAATGCGTAAGACGGCATTTTATGCAATGTACGCCAATCTGGACGAGTGACTGGCTTAGAGTAAGCCATAATGATAGCAATGACATCATCTGGAAGATTCATTTTTTATCTATCATTATAGATATAATAATGATTCAATTTTAAAACGGAGTTATAACGGAGTAAAGGTTAAAACCAGTATCGGAGTATATATTCTTTTTCGTATTCATCTCCGATAACTACCTCTCCACGCAATAAATATAGTACATATTTTAGAAAAGTTGCCCTACGCTCGTGATAAATATGGAGGTTCCATAAGTTCCAAGAATTTCGTCGTTTCCCTTCTTTAAAATCATCAAGGTGCTCAATGTACCACCTAATTGGAGCTAATGTCATATGATTAGCAAGTTCCATTCTATATAATTTAGATTCTATAAG